CCTCACGGCCCCTCTTGGTAGAGTAAACTCTACGGGGAATTCTCCTCGATAGCATCTTTCTTCTAACGGAGAGAGATTCTATACTCGTTCTTCCTCACAACCAATGGAGATTCATACATGGTCTTTGGCCGCGTAGAACGTTTTTTCAACGCTGTACGTGTCCATTTATCATGTCACTCTGTCTCTATTGCAATTGTGATCATGCGTAGGAATGTCCACTGTCTTCCTGACCTCCTCTTAATTGATGAGGCCAGAATTGTTTTGGGACGTGAGTCCCCGGACATCTTTGGAGATGTAGTTTCTTTAAACGGAAGCTATCCGCTCCATTGGGATGACAGCTCGGATCTTGGAAGAGGAGCTCTTTAACAGGAGTTCTTCTTAATTTAGTGATCCGACTTTCTCTGCAAATTCCACCCACTAGTTAACATGAGGATTCAACATGAAGGATTTGTTCCTAAAAGTGATGGTCGCGTGCGCAGCCATTACTGCGTTTGCAGGCGGCGGCGCAGCCATCATCAATGGGGCCAATACCCTTGTTGAAACCAAAGTTAACACTGCCTTCGTTCAGAAGGAACAGGCGCGGCTTGCTGCTGAAGAAGCATCAAGCATTACAGCGTCTGAAGTGGCTGGTGCCCTTGTGAAAGGCACCAATAAGCTCTTGAAGTAGACTAAGATTGAGGACTCGATATGACTATAACCAAAGACACTTCGGTGTCCTTTCCAGCTCGACATCGCGGTAAATATAGGCTCTGGAACGAGTCCGATGTCTGGGACGTTGATCAAGTAGAAATTATCAACGTTCCCAGAACTAGGACTGGTACTAGATTGCCACATTATCGTGATATTATCGAATCTGGAGGGAACGCAACTACGCCTTTAACGGCAACGTTGTGTTCGATGGACTATAGTCGTCTTGCGATGGCATCCGAAATTTGGATGTATCAAGGGATTTCGAGTCAGCTTGCTTGGCGAATCTCCGATGGTGATACGTTTATACGTAATAACCAAAACGGAGTCGCCTTCAATACTGCACGCCTTCAACCTTATGTCGATCCGAGCTTCGTGGATAACTTAGCAAAGGCAGCCTTCTATAGCAAGCTAAAATTGCTCACTACCCAGTTTCAGGGTATGATCTTTCTAGGCGAGCTAACAGAAACGTTGCGTATGCTGCGCAGTCCGCTCGTTGGCATTCGATCGCTTTGTACGGATTTTATTGGCACGTTACGTAAAAGAAAACGTGCTAATCCTAAAAAGTGGTTAAATGACATCGGTTCGGCCTGGCTCGAGCAATCGTTTGGCTGGAATCCTTTACTCAATGACGTCAGTAATGCCGTCAAAGCGTATCAGAGAATAGTCAAACCCGTGCAGACGTTAAAACTGTCTGCTGGTGCATCTAAAACGTATGATATCACTAAGGTGCGTGAATCCCAATATTGGCCGGGATTCGTCGCGCAGTATGACTCTGGGGCTAATTTCCTCACAGTCAGTTCTTGGTTTTTAGAGAACGTGAAAGTACGTTATAAAGGTGCAGTTATATCTCGAGTGAATGCTCCTAGCTGGCAAAATGATGATCTCTTCGGTTTTGAACCGCAGAACTTCATTCCAGCAGCTTGGGAATTATTGCCCTGGAGCTTTCTCGCCGACTACTTCACCAATATTGGTGACATCCTTGATTCCTCTATTGTCAGCACGAGAAATTTGGCATGGATCAACAAAACTCAGACTAACACCGTGTATAAACGCGGTGTTTTTCAACAGGTTTGGGGATCCCCGCCGGGTGGATCGGGCTGGAGTAAGGTTTCAATGAGTGGTAGTCGAGGTTTTCATTTTCTTAAAGCGAAGTACCTTAGCAGAACTCCAAATTCGGGGATTTCTTTACCCTCTTTGCAGTTCAACTTTGACTTGACGGGCGGTCAACTAGCAAACATTGACGCTCTTCTGTCTCAGGCTTCGGCACTTCATCCGCAACATAACCCTCGCCATTGGCATCGTTAGATGTCAGGCAAATAGAGGAAATTCATGACGTTCGCATTAACTAGCCCTATTACAGGGCAAGCGCAAACGGGGTTCACTGCACCCACTTATACGCATGTCAGTGACCAGGCTCCCGATATTTCGGGTAGGCAGGTTGCTGTCACCGCGCTAGGTGGGACGCAGGCTGGTGTAACCACGCACAGTATGTCTTCTCCCTTTACCTTTACGTTCTTCAGGCCAAAAGTTTTCCGTTTTCTCGGGAAACCTAACCCTACGACCGGATTGATAAAGGACGTCCCGCGCAATACGTTTAAGGGAATCACCCGTAAGGGTGTTACCGTTCTGGTGGGGCAGCCGTTTCAAAACATGCAGATTACTACTATTATTGATCTGCCTGCAGGAGCGGATACTGCCGACGCACCAAATGTACGTGCTGCGTTGTCACTTCATTTCGGAGCTTTGGTCCAACAATCTTCGGGAATCGGCGATACCTCAGTAACTGGTATTGTCTAAACCCTTGATTGGCTGTACCACTTCCTGATGTAGTGATGTGGACAAAGGAGACTGACATGCGTGATTACGCTGTTGAACTACCCTTTAGTCTAGATCACGATCTGCGAATGGCTGGATGGAATGGGGCGATTAGTCCCTACCCAGATATTAGTATTGTGCAAACTGCTATGCAATCTCTCCGCGCCTCTTTGCTAAAGAAATTTAGCGATAGGGTTAAGATAGATGCTGACCAGAATGCGCTAACACTTTTCTTAGAGATTAATGAAAAGTGTAAATACTTTAAACTGGATACTTCCAGCTGTACCAATATCGAAGCTATAGCCTTAGGAGAAGCGAAAGATTTTATCTATCGTATGTTTCATACAGAAGATCAAACGGAGGGAAACCTTCGTAGATTAACTCTGTCTGAAATCTCTGGACGGCTAGGCGTTGGTAATGGTGCTAACATTGGAGCTTTTAGCACCGATTTTCTTTCGAAAATCGGTACGAGCAACATGTCAGCTGCAGATAGAAGACTGTACTATTTATATGTGCAGGCTATCTCATGCGACCCGCTATGGTCTAGCGTTGAGTCTACTAGATCGAAGTTTAGGGAAGCTGATTTAGTTCTAGGCAGTCGCCTAAGTTTTGTTCCTAAGACAGTGGAAATAAGCCGTACCATATGCACTGAGCCCCTTCTTAACATGCTTTTTCAGAAGGGTATAGCTTCTGTCCTTGAAGACCTCCTTATCGAGACTTGTAGTATCAGTCTCAGTAGGCAGCCTGATTGGAATAGACGCTTAGCTCAGCTCGGGTCCGTTAGTGGTAAGTTTGGAACTATCGACTTATCATCAGCTTCAGACTCGATGTCTACTAGTTTGGTTCGCGAATTCTTCCCTAAACATGTCTTAGACATGCTAGTGTTGACTCGCAGCCCTTACACCATCCTTCCAGATGGAACTAGTGTAGAGTTGCATATGATATCATCCATGGGGAATGCTTTTACTTTTCCCCTTCAGACGATATTCTTTACGTCTTTAGTTCATGGGGCCTACAAAGCATTAAGGTATCCATTCCTTAAGCCTAGTCGGTCATCTTCGGGCAACTTTGCCGTTTTTGGCGATGATATCATCTGTTTAAGACAGGCTTATGGCCTGGTCACTCGGATGCTATCAATTTGTGGCTTCGAAGTTAACATGAACAAGTCCTTTAATACAGGACTTTTCCGTGAGTCGTGTGGCCATGATTATTTTCATGGTCGCAACGTTCGAGGGGTCTATATTAAGACTCTTAGAACGGAAGGCGATAGGTATTCTGCTATCAACCGTCTGAACCGTTGGTCGGCAAATTGGAATATACCTTTGCCTGCAACTATCCATTGCCTCTTGCGTGGTCAGCGATTATTGCCGATCCCGCTTGATGAGATGGACGATGCAGGCGTTAAGGTACCATTTTGCTTTCCGTTTAAGAAACGAAGGAATAGATACACTGGAGCGGTGATTTACCGTTTCCTGTATAAATCCCCTACGTCTTATTCGGTGACTGATGTTACAGAAAAACCGCCTGGACTACGTGGATGGGTTCACAACCCTGACGCTGTGTTGCTAGCGGCATTAGCAGGTACCCTTAGGAGGGGCAAAGCTGTTGTTCGTTCTTCTGAACGAAGCCGAGCTCTCTTTAGGGTGCGATCTAGTTCTAGTTGGGACTGGATTCCACCCGACTCAGCAGCAATGTTGAGTTACTGCGGAGAGGGATGGAAGTTCCTTTTCGAG